GCGTTTGTTTTTGTTCCCCAAGTACCAGCGTTTTCGCCGGTTGCCATTAGCTCTACGCCAAGATTTGTAAAAGTTGATGCCATAATTTAAATTCCTTATTTATTAAGTACTAACATCTGTATACGTTTTATTTGTACCAGTTGCAACATTAGAATACGATCTATTCGTACCTGTTGAAATACCATTATACGTTCTATTAGTTCCTGTGTCAACATCTGCATAAAATTGAGTAAATACTGTACCTAATCCTACTGTTGCCGATTGACCTAATCCTACTAAACTAGCAATAGATACTTGTCCTGTTGTTAATGAACCTATTGCAGAAGAAGAAGATAAACCAGTTAATCCCATTACATCAGCTGGTGAGATACTTCCAACAGCAGTGCTTGCAGACACACCTGATATAGGTAATATTAAATTAGAGTTTATTTCAATTTCACCAACAGCACCTGTTGCTGATAGTCCAGATAAAGTTGTTATAGTTTCTGGTAAAGCAGTAAGAGCTCCAACAGCACTTGTTGCTGATAGTCCAGATAAACCGACAGAATGATCATCTGTTATTAAAAGTCCTACTGTAGATTGTAAACTTAAAGCAGGTAATGCTAATGATAAACTTCCAGTAGCAACTAAACTACCTATTGCAGTTTGTGCAGATAGACCTGTTAAGCCCATTGCTTGGTCATCTACAATTAATGTTCCTAAGTTTGCTGATAAAGAAAAACCAGGTAATGTTTCGTTGGCTTCTTCTACAGAGCCCCAACCATTAATACCCCAAGATAATGTACCCCAACCAGGTCTTATTTCTGCTGATAAAACTCCAATAGATGTTTGTGCAGATAAACCAGTAAGTAAAATATTTGAATCAGAAAGATCTCCCCATTCATCTTCACCAAAAGATTTAGCACCCCATCCTGTTTGTAATGTTGTAGCTGAATTCCAACCTGCTTGACCCCAAGTTAGTCGGCCCCATCCTGATGATACATCGGGCATGGTAACCCTCCTATGCTATCTGAACGATTGCGTTGCCTGCAGTCTGAGCTGGAAATTGAACTGTGAAAGTTCCGCTTGTTACAGTTTTGTCAGCACCAAAGTTTACAGCACAAACCGCTCTGTTAGTTGTGAATCCTGTAACTGCTGTTGAGTTATAAATTAAACAACCTCTTGCTGTAAATGTAGCTGAAGTAAAACTAACATCGTTAAATTTTACACACGCTGTGTCTCCGGATAAAACTGGATCAGCTGAAGCTGTTAATGCTGCTCCACCTGCAGTATAACCACTGTTTGAAGCGCCACCGTCCGTTTGACTTTGACTAACTTCAAGTGTGTTAGTTGGAACTGCGTTAGCTGATGATGGAGCTGTGTAAGCAGTTGTTGATTTACTTAATGAAGCTGAATTACTTGAAAATAAAGCAATCTTAAAAGTGTTACCTGTAGGTGCACCACTTCCATCGTTAAAGTTGTGTCCACCTTGTAGAATTTCTACTTTGAATGAGTTAGCTATTGCTGATGTTATTGCCATAATATTTTAATCCCTATTTACTGTGAAGGAGAAGGAACCTGAATTCTAACTGTACCATCAGTATAATCATCTCTTCTTCTTCTTCCAAGTTGCAATGCTGCAAGTTTTTCTATTTCTTGTTTATACTTATTTTCATATAGTGTCAACATATCCGTTGGACCTTTTAAAAAGGCAAAAGCCTCTGTTAAACAAGCATATAATAAACCTTGTGAAAAATAAGTACTAATATAGGTATCAGAGTTACCATCGCCTCCTGATCCTAAACCAACAGGCATTTTGTTATAATGTATTTGAACTGAAAAAGTAGCACTAGGTACTGGAGAAAACATATAATGACCTGACGTTCCTGTTCCAGCAGCTGTAGCTCCTCCAAATTGAGCGTAGTATTTAGGAACTCCTGTTGTTGTATTTGCTGAAATATATTCGTTTAAAAAAGTTTGATCTCTTTTTTCTAACCAAGTACTAGCTCCTGTAATAGCTCCATTTGTAGCTGTGTAAACTTGTATCCCTCTAGTAAATAAAGCACCATCTGGACAGTTAAGAGTTTGTTGTCCTGTAACCATAGTTGTAGATTGTTGACGTCTATCAGAGTCCATAGGTATTTCATAAAAAATTCTATTCTCTGCTGCCATAATAAAACCATCTATAATAGTTTGAGTTAAAACAGTAGCACCTACTTCTGTATAATCTCTTATAGCTGTTGTTAGTGTTGAATATGTATATTTAGAAATTCCACTCATAATTATCCTCTATTATTTACAGGTCCTGCAAAAACTGGAAAACCTCCTCCGTTGCCTACTATAGTACTATTAACAGTTGTGTCAAAGGAGTATGTTGTATCATTAATTTTTGCAATTATAAAAGATCCGTTAACCGTGGACCCAGAAATATGATTAGAAGCTGTTGTAGCAAGTGGAGAAAATCCATAAGTTGGAGCTGATGCTCCTCTTATACAACCTGTAAATGTTGTGCCTGTTTTCCCAGTGTATTGAACTGTTTCATTACTATCTGCACCTTCACTTATAACTATGTATCCAGCAGATGGAAAAGTAGAAGCATCTGCTACAGTTATTGTAGTGGCTGTCGTATTAATTAAAGTAGTTAAAGTAGTGGAAGGCATTATATTTGTTAATGGAACTCCATTAATAGCTCTAGCTAAGTTTCTAAATCTAACAGCATCTCCTGTTGCTCTACCATGATTTGGTTCGTTTGTAACAATTGTAGCTGCACCGTTTGTTAAAAAAGCATCATTAGGTAATATCACTGGAGTATAAAATTCTGTTCTTGCTGGATTAGCATGTTGTAAACCTTGTGGATCACCGACCACGGGTCTTGGTTCTAATTGTGGTTGTTTAGGTTCAAACTCAGAATTATGTACCCAGACTCCATTCCATTCCTGAACCATTTCATTATATGGAAAAGCTGCTCCTGATCTTTGAGAGATCATTAATGCGTTAGTTCCTTTTGCAAATCTAGCCATAATTAAATATTCGGATAATAAGTTTTTGGTGTTATAAAGGTACTAGCTGCTGAACCATCTTCTGATAATGCTCTAGCTAATTCATCTTCATATAATAATTTCATTTCTTGTGTTCTCTGTGGAGCAAATTTCATAGATAAATAAAACGCTAATCCTGAAACCATACAAGGAACAAATCTATAAGGAGTGTCTGACGCATTAGTATAATCTCCTGCATCTTGAATTCTTTTTACATAATAAACATTAACAAAATTAGATGCTGCTCCTGAATTAGGTAAAGGATAAAAAGTAATTGTAACTCTGTCTATAAATCTTTGAACCCAAAATTGACTAGGAGTTCCTACAGCAAATTTATTACCTACTGCAGAATAAGTATCTCTAGTTATTTTAGTTAATCCTGTGTCGGATTGATTTGTAGTATTATATCCTGATCTATAAGTAGCATTTAAAATATCTGTTATTCCGTAAACGTTAGCTGTGGGAACAGTTGTAGCTTGAGGAGGTTCTCCGCCTCCAGGTACATCACCAGGACTTCTATAAAAAGTATAAGTTCCAGAACCTTCTGCTGTTGCATCAGCATTAGTAGAAGAACCTACAATTAAATTAATATTTGCATTTCCTATTTCCCAAAAATGAACTCCTCTATTTCCCCATTCTTGAAATAAAATATTTAAAGATCTTCTAGCTGTTTTTAATTGGTGACCGGCTGAATTAACTAAACCAAGACGTTCGAAAGCATCTGCTATAATTTCGTCTATAGAGAATGTCTGGTCAAAAGTATATGTATCAGAAGTAACATTAGCCATTTATATTTCCTAACCATCATAGTAGATAGTTAAACTTAAGAAACTATTATTAGGCATATCTACCGTTAAGCCATCTTTAAATAAAATGCCTTCCGGAGCATTTGCTGGGTTAATAAAAGTTTTAGCTGCTAAAGGATTGTGAACTGCAAACGTTCTAGTTTCAGAAGTATTAGCTCCATTGTGAAAACTTGTTACTGTGTCAGCTGTTGCTGCAGTAGTTCCAAATAATCCTCTTAATCTAGTTCTGCCTGCAAAAGTTGCAATTGAACCTGTAGTTGAAACAAGGTTTCCTACTGACGTATTATTTCCTACTGCACCATCAGGTGTAATAGATGTAATTGTTTTATAAGATTTAGCGGATGTAACTGTATTTGCATTTGGACCTGTTAAAGATTCAGATGACGCTGCTCCAGTAAAATCAGTTCCTACAATTGCAAAAGCAATATCAGATTCATCTCCACCTGAAGTTATTGTTATTTTCATGCCAAGTGTAAATTGACCTAAAGTTACAACATTTGCTCCTGTTGATGTTAATACAAGTGCTGTTGCACCTGCTGTAGTTTGCAATGCTGCAATTGATGCAGTGTTTGCTGCTACGAATAATGTTTGTGCCTTTGGACTTGTCATAGCCATAATTTTTTTCTCCTAATTTATACTAAGGCCCCGAAGGGCCTCAGTTAAATTTTATTAGTTACTTCTTACGTTATTTACAGATTGTAAATATTCTACAGTAATAAGTGCATCACCTGCTGTTGGTGCTGCTCCTGCTGCAGTATTAACAAACATAATAACTTCCTTATCCAGACCCACTAAAGAATTACCAATTGCGGCATCTAAATCTGAGTGAGAAACATCTGCATAGTTTTCTGCCTGTGCAGCTGTAATTGTACCAAAATCGTCGGCATAATTTAAAGTTGCAATAGTTTTTAAACTAGCTGCTGTAGCTACTGAGAAATAATCTACATCAAGAGTTGGAGTGTTCGCATTATTAAAAGACGTAGTTCCAAAACCAATTGTAGATGCTCCAGCCATATTAAACGCTATAGGTATATGAACTCTCCAGTTAACTATTCTTGATCTAGCTGGAATGTTTACATTATTAGCTAAGTTTTTGTTAGACGTAGCTGGTGTTTCACCATTTGTATAAGCATTATAGTTTGATTTTAATTGGTAAATTGCTTGAGAAGCAACACCAACGTAACTGTAACCAACTGTAATATTACCTGTTAAAGTACCA